AAAATGGAACGTTTGTTAACGCTCCCCCTCGAAAAACATTGGCGTATTCTTGCGCCGATTCAGGATTCTTATAAGCAGATATCCACGGAGAAAAATACTTATAAGAACCACTCTTCACTAATTCTGCTCCATGATCATTCCAAGCAATTAAGCCTTCCATTCCTTCTTCTACGAGTCTTAACTCCTTGAACCAACCAAATGCTTCTTCCTCATTATGATTAATATCCACAAATGGTTCCGTATTCCCAAGAGCCTTCGCATAAAAGTTTTCAATAAGCTCTTGTAAAAATTCCTCACTAAAATTAAGATGTCCATATGATGGATGTTCGTATTGGCCTTCTGGAATTACCAGATACCACTTCTTAGGGCTGGCCAATTTAAGTCCCTTCATCCAGGAATCAAGATGCTCTGCACTCTGATCCTTCGACTTTCTCCAAGCAGTTCCACATACTCCCATTCTTTGTTTGTTGTCAGGATATTCTTTTACCATAAGATCGTCGCTCATACACCTTTTCAAGAAATCTTTCTCTACTTCTTTTGGTTTCGGTTTTGGTAGTGGAATTTTGTCGCCTCCTTATATATTTCTTTGTGCTTCTTTTCTTTTTCTTTTTCTAAGAGCTTGTGCTGTAACATTATCCCCTTTCCAGTTTGGAGCGTCTTCGCCAGTTGTTCCAAACATCGGATTACTTTCTCCACTCATTCTAATCGAATGTTCAGAGCGTTTTTTTCCAAACATCGGATTACTTTCTCTACTCATCCGTTTTGATTGTTCAGGACGTTTTTTTCCAAACAGCGGACTCTTAGCTCCAGTTTTACCAAACATCGGATGTTTATCTCCTGTTCGACCAAAGTTAGGATTCTTATCCCCTAACATTGCTTTGCTTATTTTCTTTCTTGTTTCTTCAGAAACTGGACAACTTTCGCCACCAGGTTCAATATTATAACCATTCGGTACTTGAGTATTATGATAAGCAATCAAGATTGGTTCTACAATATTAAGATATTCCTTTAATATGGTTTTAGTAGAAGCTTGTCCTTGACAGATTATTTCCCACTCAAAAGTATCGAAACCATGTTTTCTGATAGCATTATAAAAACAACGACAACCTCTTGCTCCAGCTTTGGATTTTCTTTCATGAGAATATTTTCGATCTTCTAATGACTTTGTCGTCTGCCCAATATAGAACTTTCCATTATCTCTGTTTGTTGCTTTATAAATTAATCCTATCATTAGAGTTTCCTTATTTAATTACCACTTCTTTATTTCTTCTATTATTTCGTCTATAGTTATTTTACCATCTTTAACTATAGTGTGCACCGAGTTCAAAAGTTTCTTGACATTCTTAGGTAAAAATCCAAATGCCTTGTCTAATGAAAGCACTAAAATTACAACTGCTGCAATTATGAGTAAAATTGTCATTAACGTCATGTTATTCTCCTTTTTCTTTAAAAAATTTATAAATATGAATGCATTTACATTTGTCTCCATCTTCGCAATTAGCATTAGGAACAGGAGGTAGCTCTTCTATCATAAATGGCTTCTCATGTCCTGTGTTAAACTTCGTGTCAGCATCCAAACATATTTTACATGGATTACTTTCCATAAGAGCTGAATAAAATCCATCAGTTACATTCTCATGTGAAGCTTGAGATACTCGGCCCATAATAAACATACGATTAATTCGGTGAAATTGTCCACTTATTTCTTTATCGCCAGTATTTAATACTTCATCATAAATCTTTGCAGAGATTTCCTTTATGTTCAAGTTATTTCCTTTATGAATGGTATAAAGATTGCCGATTAAACTCTTAGTTCCTGAAGACATAACTTCTGCTCCCACTTGAGAGTTAAGCCTTATTGATTGAAGGACATCATCTGGGACAGACTTGAACTCATGCAACTTGTAATCAATAACTCCTGCTTCAGACATTTGCATTTGCTTTTCGCCTTTTACAGATTCAGCTCCATACATAAATGATCTCTGCATATAAGCTTGTAATTGTTCCTCATAAAGATCGCCGTATCGTATCTTAATTCTATTAATAGGAGTTTCTTTATTGACCATATCAAAGACCAAACTCTTGATTTGTTTATCTCTTGCCTTTTTCATCTTCACTGCAAACTCTCTTTGCATCTTGTCCATGTCGCCCATAATTTTCTGAAAGTTTACATTTTTCTCAATGCCCTTGATTTGTCTAAAGAAATTCTTTTCTGTGAAACGCCCAGTGGTAAAACTTGATTCCTTTTTTCCTTCGTATTCCTTTTCATCTTCTTCAGTTATTTCCATACCAAGTTGTTTTCTAAAATACACATTATCTTTATAATTAGATTTAAGAAGATTATTAATTACTAATTTATCTAATGCTGTTATTATATCAGTTATTCCATATATAGTTATTTCTGCGCCGGATAACTTCGGATATTCTTCCTGTTCTCCCCAGTTAAGGTCGACCAACTTCTTTATGGCAAACTTGTTAAATGTCTCTTCTATAGAGATTCTTACGGCGTTTAAACTCATCAAGAAGACCTTGACAAAAGTTTCTCCTAACGCTCTGTTTCCTGATTGTGAAGTTCCTAAGTCGATGAATTGACCAAGAATAGATTTACTCATGGCCTCATCATGGTATTGAATTGATTTTATAACATCTGTTTGGGTACCGGGGCTCAAAATTTCTAGCTTTACATTCGGCGGCATGATAGCATAAGCATTTTCATGAGACCTCATATTCTGTAACGACTTTTCTAATAGAGTTACGTCATCGTCAGTATAGCCTTGAGGTAGATATCCTACAGGAAGTCCCACTCCAAATCGATCCTGTTTAATAGCATCGACCCTGACTAAGATATCTTTTATTCTCCAGTTTCCATAACTGTTTCTCAATATAGGAGTTCCATACCAGTCTCCTTCTTTATCATTCGTAAACACTAACACATAGTCCACTGGTATCTTAATCTCATCACCTGCTATCCCATCTTCTTCAGGAGGATATTGCACTACATGTTTGATCCCGCCATCTTTATGAATTTCTATTTCTTTGATTGTAGAATGAGGTAGGTACTGGAACTTTCTCCAGTAATAATGTTGGCCATCGAAACCGAAAACTTTTTCAAAACATACAAAACCAAAGTCCAACATCAGTAGTGTTAATCTGATGAGATCCGTAAAGGCCGTACTCATCACTTTGAAAAGATTATCTTCTATAAATTGTCTTATATCTTCTTTCCCGCCAACTACGCTATATTTAGTTCGCCTTATAGGGAGCTTCAATAATCTAAGTATTGCGCCGACCTGGGAGTCAGCTTTACGCATCTTGTTGATTTCTATTATTCGGCTATCTAACTCCACCAGCTTCGTGGCGTATTCATCATGTGAAGAGACGTTTTTACTTTTAGCAGTAAGAACTCTCTTAGGCTTTTTAACGTCAGGCATAAACTTCCTCTGTTTCTTTAATTTTACCAAAGATCGGCTTGTCTTTTCTTCCGCCGCTTATGAGACCGTTCTTAACTAAGAATCCATAACAACCATATTGCATTGCTTTCATTGAGTGGTCTTTGACCTTTACTGGCTCCTCAATTATTATTCCGCCGATCTCTCTCCACTTGTAAGTCCTGATCTCTTTTACTGTATTAACACACCTTGGGTGAATTACAAAATTATATCTCTTCAGCCAATCTATTTGAACCTTCACTGGCACAGATTTAATACATGGTATTACTGCGAACTTCTCTCGGCTGAACTCCAAAATCTTATCTGGCTCAGCATTATCTACCCATATAGGATATTTCCAATATTGCTCATTTGCCTCTATATACTTCTCTTTGACCAGTTTCATAAAATCAACATTCAATAGTTTCGACTTCGCTATCTCATCAATAATATAAAACGTATTGTCTTTGAATCCTATCTTAAGCCAAACGGATAATGAGGTAAATCCCCAATCTATTCCACCAAAAAGCATCATCTTATCATCAACATCAAACTCTTCAATCGTACATCGTTCATAAATAAGATTCTTAAGTTCTCCCCATTCTCCTAATGTATAAATACGATAAAAATTATCATCTTGGTTAATTAAATCTTCGAGCTCTGCCTTGTATTCCTCATCTATAAACTCATTATCTTTATAGGTGTATCTTTGATGCCAGACTTGGTTAAGGTCAATCATTTCAGCTAACCAAGAAAATTTGTCTTCAGGATTGAAAGACCCCACAATCTGTTTATAAGTTTTCCCAATACCCCGCATCCGGAGATTTAACTGAATAAACTCTTCTTTCTTAAACTCTGTAAGTTCTTCAATCCAAATTCCATCAATCTTTTCAGCCGATTTGAGTTTCGCATGTCTATCTAACCCTCTGAACATAATCAGCGATTTATTTAGTTTTAAATTAAGTTCGGCTCTATTAAAATCATAAGGAATCTCCCATTCATCCAAATAGTCCAGTGTCAAAGGA